TAGTTGTAGGAACAGTTCTTTAACACCTGTTTCTGCAAAGATGCGAGCAATAAGCTGAATCTTTTCTTGAGCAGCAGTCATTACCTGATTAACAGCAGTGGCCGCAGTGTTAGATGTAAGGGCAGCAGCGTCAAGACCTTGAGTCATACGCGACACACCAGCTCTGTCCTCTCGTTCCTTCTCTAGCTCATTAAGGAATGGGAAGGTAGCGTTACCTAGCTGAGGCACTGGAAGCTGTCGTACTGCACCCTGTACCTTCTCACGGACGATACCACCAATGCGGTTGTCAATAAGATCCTGCAAGTTAACCTGATTCTCTACAGCAGCATAGCGTCCAGCATTAGACAATGCTAGGTTGTCAAGGGTATGTCTCCACATCTTGCTGCGGATTTCCTGAATGTCTTTAACCAAGTCAGCAATACTAACACCAGTGAACTTATGCGGCATCATAATAGGTGACAAGTTAATGACAGGTATCTCGCCTATCTCTTCCTTCTCAAGTACAACATTACCTACCATATGAACTACAAAGAGTTTCATCTTCTCGTCTTCTTCATCAAAGACTTTAATCCATGCCTTAATGTATTCAACGACAGTGTCATTCTTAAACTCAGTGCTTTCTTCTACGTCACCAAAGCGAGAATCCTCTACTTGGTTTCTGATTAAGCTAGAGCCATGCCCTTCTGAAATATCATCACGCTCAAAGCCATAGTCAATCAGCGATCCAATACTAACGTCTTGTACTCGCGCAACGAAGTCTGAATCCTTGATGCTTTTGCTTCGCGCCTTAATCCTAAACTCAGAGGATGGGATACAGTCAACGACTGGACGACCGCGATTGTTAGTGCGGCGAATAGTAACATCGTAGAGATTGGGGTCTTGTTCATTGATTTCTTTGTGTACAAGTTCTACTTCCTCTTCTTCTTCAAGGGCATCAACTTCAATCTGTTCAATAGCTGTAAAGTTCTGTATGTCACATAGTTCGTCCTGCGCCCAGCTTACTTCTACAAGACCATTCTTCATTAGCAAAGCGTCTTTGAACCAAGTGTATAATACAGAGAAGCCATCGCATCTCTTATCAAATACATAGTTTAAGTAGTCTGTAGCCTGCTGTGCTTCTGCTACATCCTCTGCACCCATAGGTTCAAACTCTACAAAGGTATCACCGGATGCAAACACCTTCATTAGCGAAGGCATGATACCCTCTACTGTCTTCAAGGTGTCTCGTGTTACTACTGAAGAGAATCCTTCTTCCTCATCGCCAAAGGGCTGACCATAGTAATAGTCAAGCGCCTCTGCCTGTTGATCTGCAAGATCCCCGTTAGCCCACGAGTCAGCAGCGTTAAGCTCTCTGTTAACTACCTCTGCCAACAATTCGTTTGTAATACCTGTATCCATTTATACATTACTCCAGTTCTTAATAGGAAGCGACCGATCACTATAGTCAGTCCAGTTTTGTGTCTTACCTGCTACTGCGAATTGAGCGCACATAACAGCATACCGAGTTGCTGACATAATGTCGTCTTTCATTGGTACAATCTTTCCGTCCTTTCTGTGATACGATCTAAACTCTTGGAACCATTCATGCAAATGCGAGAACACTTTAAACCTACCTGTCTCCATACGCTGTAGCATCTCCATGATTGAAGGCTCAATGAAGTTGTTACCCTTACCTGTATCACCAGATACTTTAGGATTACGCGCCCAGTCGTGCAGCATGTTAACTCCCTGATCTCTGTACTGAGAGGCTAAGCTCACACCGCTGCCCTTATCGCTCTGTAAGCCATCCTTTGGCCAAGCTATGGGTATCCATGCAGGTCGTTGCTTAATGGCCGCAGAATGCATTATAGCGGTCTCCTGACGGCTTGCATAGGTGTCGTAAAGATAATAGGTGTCACTCTCTTCATCTATAGCAATCCAAGCTACAGCAGTGGGGTGATCATACCCAAAGTCTAACCCTGCAATCCTTTTCCAGTGATCTGGTATTTCAAAGGGTTCAGTGATTAACGAGTCCTCTGACACAGGGAACACAAGACCAGAACCAAATACAGGAATGCCTTGACTTCTTAGTTTCCTCTCATGCGGAGGATACTGTGCCAATAGCTGTTCCTTTGTATCTTCATCTAGGTGTGGAGCATCGTCCCACGTAGCCTGTATTAACTTCTGTCCCTTCTTGATGTCATTCATAAACTGATTGACAACAGGGGTCATACCATCCTCTGGAGTGAACGTCATCATAACGTAACCATTCGTGGCTACGGTACGAGTGATACACTGCGTATAGATGTTAGAGGGTGGCTGCTCATCTAGCCATACCCAGTCAACAGGACGACCATAGAACTTCTCCTCACCCATCTCATAGGACTTAAAGCCAATACGAGACCAACCATCAGGTTTACCTTTAGCATCGTGGTGCTGTACCATAACGCTGTCATAAGTATTACCTGTTGCTCCTCGTCTCCTTGTCTTCTCACCTATGTGGGCTAGAGGAACCATACCTGTACCAAAAGACTCTTCACTCTCAGCCAGACCAAACAGCTCTGTCTGTAGAATATCTCTAGTGGTATCATTAGATACACCCGAAGCCCAGCAGTATATAGGCTTATCAAACTTGTTACCTTTCCACCAGTCAGGATACAGACCTGTTAGATGGCAGGCAGTGATGTAAGCACCGCTTGTTGACTTGCCAATCTGGTTAGCACACATTGCCAACACCTGATGAGCATCGCTAGTAGAGTTAGCTAATCCTTGCTGCCACTCATACAGATTAAAGTTGTCCTTCTTGTTGAATCGGACTCTGTCTTTCTGTTCTCGTAGTAGCTCTAGTAGCCGTACCTGCTGTTCCTTCGGCAGTCTGGCTATCTCTTCAGGAGCTAGTTGCATTCTTTCTTGCAGGCTTTACCTGCTTAGCTCGTGAGAGTTCTGCTTCTGATAGCGTCAATGCTGTAGTCAGTCTAGCAATTAGAGCGCGCTGCTCTTCTACTTCTATCTGTAGTGTATCGAAGTTGGGTCTGTTGTATTGCAGTAGCATATACTCGCCTTATGGTAGAGTTAGTGTATTTCTTCTGGGAGAACATCTATAGTCTGGGTCTTGCCCAAGATAGCTAGAAGCTCTTTCTGTAGTTCATCATCCTTTAGATCTTTGGCATCCTTGTCCGTTAGTACCATCTCCATAGGCTTGTCATAGCCAGCTCTATAGAGAATGTCTTGCTGTGCCTTTAACCTTATAGACTCCTGCTTAGCTGTCTGAGCTAACTCAATGATACCTGTCAGAGCCATAGGGACATGAGCGCCTATGCGTTCTTTAACCATTGACTCAACTAAACGCCAGTTGTCTCTGAGTCTTGACATAGCACTGCCAGCACTATTGGGTGAGTAACCTGCCTTAGTCCACGACCCACGTGCATCACCTGACTCCACGTAGTACGCGACAAACTGAAGGAAGTTCTCATTAACATCGTACTCTGAAGGATCACTCTTCTTTAAGAGTTTAACCTTCTTACGCATTGCAGCATCTTCTGACATATTGACCCTCTACCGCTACATGATCGACACAGTCGGTACATGCGCGACACATCATTACATAGTTGTTATAGACAATGTGAATAGTTATAAGGAGTATGTTAATCACTGAATATAAATAGCAGTGTATCCCTATTTACTTTGTTGTCTATATAGATATATTATAGCATACTTTTAAGCAAATGTAAAGAAGTATTTACTATTATTTACTCTGTCCCCTATTGTAAGACGATTAAGGGTCATGGAAGTTTTAGAATCCCGCCAGAGAGAGCGTTGAACCTTTCCCCCAGTTCGCCCACGTAGCAATAAGGGGGTGGGGGTATTGGCATAGACTATGACATAATGTATTGACACAAACTATGACACAACCTCCCAAGTATTGGCATAGATTATGACGATAGTTGTAACATGTTATAAATCTGGGGCGGCTGCGTGTGTGTGCCGGTGCAACGATGACCAGACCACTAGCCAGACCTACATCACTCGAATGAATACCCAATCATTAACGATAGCTTATTGATATATAAGTATATATTAATATAACATCTGATAGGCTTTGTAGCTATAGTTCCAAATGGAATAACAGAGAA